GTGCGTTCCAGTCGGGCCTGCTGGAACCGGCGCGCCACAATCGGGTTCAGGAGCACCAGGTCATGGCCCGCGGCGACAAGCGTGGCGTAGAGATTTTTCCAGTAGTGGCCGGTCGCCTCCATCACCACGAGCGCCGGTGGCGGCCCCAGCGCCTCAAGCAGCATGCGGTAGCCGCCTGCATCCTCGTCAATTCCGATCGGACGGCCCAGTGGCTGTCCCGTCCCGTCCAGCCGCGCCAGCACGTGGCGTTCAGAGGCGATATCAATCCCAGCAAACATCCTTCCCTCCCTTGTTCAGACCGGGGAGCCTCGAAACCGACGTTCACGCTCAGCCTTGTACAAGCGGGGACAGGCAAAGCACGCCAGCCCCAGGATACCGTTCGAGCCCGGAACGCCGGTCGAGGGTGCCAACCTCACGCACGAGGACATTGCCTCGAAACTAAAACGGCGACCCTCTCCCGGCTATCGAAACCCCACCATAGCAAAGGTGACGCCCGATGAGTGGAGGAGTTACAAAACTGAAGCTCGCCATAGATCCCGACATCGTCGCCCTGATGGCGGCCGAGGTCGCGGCGGGGGAACGCGCTGTCACTACCGCCATGCGCCAAGCCGGGACCGGACTGAAATCCGCATGGCGCGGCCAGATCACCGGCGCGGGGCTGGGCACGCGCCTGGCCAACTCGATCCGCTCGGCCAGCTTTCCGAAATCCGGCGAAAGTCTGAACGCCGCGGCGCTGGTCTGGTCGAATGCCCCGGTGATCATCGGCGCGCATGATACCGGCCCGCTGATCCGCTCGAAAAACGGGTTCTGGCTGGCGATCCCCACGCCAGCGGCGGGCAAGTCCACCCGTGGCTTGCGTCGAGGCAGTGCCTCGACCACCCCCGGCGAATGGGAGCGCCGGACCGGGTTGCGCCTTCGGTTCATCTATCGCCGTCGGGGACCGAGCCTATTGGTGGCGGAAGGGCGGCTGAACACCAAGGGTCGCGCCGTGGCGCCACGGTCGAAAACCGGCCGGGGCGTCGTGACCGCGCCGATCTTCCTGCTGGTGCCGCAGGTGAAGCTGCCAAAGCGGCTGGACCTCGCTCGTGATGCCGTACGGGCGCATGACGCGTTGCCGGGGCTGATCGTGGCAAACTGGGTGGAGGGAAGTCTTGGGTAGCTATCCGACGTGCACTGTGACGTCATAGCCCAATGATTTTAGTGACTTAGATGTTCTTCCGTTGCGCGGCGGAAAACGATCGGGCAATGCCCAACCGATGAGTTCGCCCAATGCGCTGACCCCGAGACCCTCCATTTTCCACTTCGGATCATGAACGGCGGCCCAGATCCGCTCGGGCAACTGAGCCTCTGGGCCCCCATAGAGGATGAACTTCACAAGCTGCTTCACGTCGTTGCCGCCTGCGGACTTGTCGTTCCATATCCGCTTCGACAGCGCATCGACCTTTTCAGGTATCGTGTACTTGGTCCCGTCCTCTAGGAGACCGACTGCCTTGTTGGCAACGCGTCGCGCGTAGTCCTTGATTGAATGTATACCCATGCAAATCTCACGGAACTGCAGATAGTTCATCTCATCGATGGCTTCGAGGGTGAGCGCGTCGCGCAGCATGGGAGCTGTCGTGTTCAGCATAACGTCTTCTTCGGACGGAGCCTTGGGCAGGCTTCGCCACCATTGGACCGCTTCTTTGAGCGCAGCGTCAGGGTCTCGCCTATTTTGCTCGAAGTAATCGGCGTAAAGGGCTCTTCTTCCGTCGAAGGTGCGCTGATAGTAATGGGCGTGGAGGAACTGGTCGCCCTGTGCCCCTGCGGGCGCATTGGGAGCAATCCAAGAAGGCCTGTTTTCAGGTTTGCTCACGAGGTTCCCGATGTCACGGAGATGTTGAAGGGTTGAATGCCATTCCTCGAGGAATGTATCGCGTCTGCGGTCGGTGGCCTTTTTCTTGCCGGTCTGAACAAGCCCTGACCACTTGTTGAAACTGGGTCTGTTCCAGAACTCGTCGGGCGGCAGCTCTGTCGCGGCTATCTGTTTCGCACGCTTCTGCATCACTGCGACCAACTCATCCGTCAGCGGGGTCGAGTTGCGATCGAGTACATCAAAAAGTTCGAGGATATCTCCTGCCATCTCGTCGCTGATTTCGGATTCCGGAAAGAAGCAGCCTGCCTCAACGTTTTTGTACCAAGCGCTTGCCGTCAAGTTCGCGGATCCGATGTAGAGACCGTATTCGCGCCACCAGATAACCTTCGCATGATGATGCTGAACAAGGCGACACTGGAAGCGAGCCGACTTTCGGGCGAGGAAGGCAGCCAAAATGGAAGGCTTTACGGCGACACCCTCATCCAGGCGACCAAAATACTTCAGCGGGATACCGTTGTTCCAGCACCAGTCGAACAGCAGGTCCATCTCCGTGGAGTAAGCGACGGCCGCCAGCACCTCTTGTGTTTCCGCAACAGCGTTCAGCGTGATGTTGGTCAGGTAATTGCCGTTAATTCCGCCCAACATCAGCTGCATCATCGACTCACAAAACTTATTTTCCTTTTGACACCTTAGACGAAACAACAACCATGCCCACCCTTCGTGAAACCATCCTCGCCGCGCTGCACGCGCGGCTTTCGGCGTTGCCCGCCACCGCCCTGCGCGGCGACGTGCTGCCCGAGCGCGTGCCAACCGCAGGCCTCCTGATCCTGCGGGACGGCGAGCCAGGGGAGCCGGAAGTGACGCTGTCGCCGCTGCGCTACCACTACCAGCACCGGGCCGAGATTGAGGCGGTCGTGCAGGGAACTGCCCGTGACGCCGCCTTCGACACCCTCTGCGCCAACATCGGCGCAACGATTGCCGCCGACCGCACACTGGGTGGGCTCTGCGACTGGGTCGAGGCGGAAGCACCGCGTCCGGTCGATCTGGCCGTCGACGGCGCCGCCAGCCTGAAGGCGGCGGTGATCCCGGTCATCCTGCACTATTCCATGGCCGACCCTCTGGCCTGACCCCTCACACGACAGGAGAACACGATGGCACGAGCCCATGGGGCGCGGGCGCAGATGGCGCTTGCGTTCGAATCCATCTACGGCACCGCGCCCGCCACGGGCTATCGCACGGTGCCGTTTTCCAGCAGCACGCTCGGCTCCGAACAGCCGCTTATCGCCTCGGAACTGCTGGGCCAGGGGCGCGACCCACTGGCCCCGATCAAGGACGCGGTCACTGCAGACGGCGATGTCGTGGTGCCGATCGACGTCGAGAACCTCGGGCTGTGGCTGAAGGCGGCGTTCGGTTCGCCAGTTACGTCTGGCACCACGCAGAAAACCCACACCTTCCAGTCCGGCAACTGGACGTTGCCGAGCATGGCCATCGAGACGGCGATGCCCGAGGTGCCGCGCTACGCCATGTACACCGGCTGCGTCTGCGATCAGCTGTCCTGGCAGATGGCGCGGTCGGGGCTGCTGACCGCCACCGCCCGGCTGGTGGCGCAGGGGGAAAGCGTCGCGGCGACTACGGCCGCAGGCACGCCCACCTCTTTGGCCTTGCAGCGCTTCGGGCATTTCAACGGGGCAATCACGCGGAACGGATCGCCGCTCGGCAACGTCATTTCCGCCGAGGTCACCTATTCCAACGGCCTCGATCGGATCGAGACCATCCGCTCGGACGGCCGGATCGAGGGGGCCGACCCCGGCATGGCGGCGCTGACCGGCCGGGTGGAGGTGCGCTTTGCCGACAGCACGCTGATCACGCAGGCCATCGACGGCACGCCGTGCGAGCTGGTCTTCGCCTGGAGCCTCGGGGCTAACGCCAGCTTCACCTTCACCGCCCATGCCGTCTATTTACCGCGCCCCCGGATCGAGATCCCAGGCCCGCAGGGCATCCAGGCCACCTTCGACTGGCAGGCCGCCAAGGCCGTCAGCCCCGCCCGCATGTGCACCGCCGTCCTCGTCAACACCGTTGTGAGCTATTGAACATGATCAGACTGAACCTGACTGCCTCCCCTTCGTGGCTGACCCTCGCACCCGGCCTTCGCCTGCAGGTCGCACCGTTGACCACCGCGCTGATGGTCTCGGCCCGCGCCGACCCGGCCATCGAAGCGTTGCCGGACACCGCCACACAAGAAGAACTGGCGCTGGCCATGGCCAAGGCCGTCGCCCGCCGTGCGGTGCTGGATTGGGAGGGGGTGGGTGATGACGCGGGCGATGCTGTCCCGGTTTCGCCCGAAGGCATCGATGCCCTGCTGGAAATCTGGCCGGTCTTCGAGGCGTTTCAGACCCAGTACGTCGCCAAGGGCCTGATCCTGGACGCGGAAAAAAACGTCTCCGCGCCCTTGCCGAATGGTCCTTCGGCGGGGGCGATCGCTACTGCGCGGCCTGCACCGGGCGCTGCCCCGACTGCCCCGCACGACTGAACCGGCCGCAGACGAAAGAAGGCTGGCAGGTCTGGGATCTGGTCGGCCGCCTTGGCGGGCAACTGCGCGTGATCCCCGGCGCGGTGCTCGGCTGGGACATGGGCGCGGCGCTGGCGATGGCCCATGCCCTCGGGATCGACGCCCTGATCGCCGCCGAACTGCTGCCCGAGATCGAGGCGGTCATGGTGCGCAAGCTGAACGAACAGATCGGAGAGGGACATGGCTGAGAAGAGGGTCTCTGTCCGGCTGGTCGCGGAAGGCGGCCGTCAGGTCCGGGCCGAGTTGGAAGGGATCGGCGAGGCGGGCACGCGCGGGTTTGGCCGTTTGTCGTCGGAGATGGAACTGGCCAATGCCCGACTTGGCAGCTTTGCCCGGAAAGCCGGGATTGCGCTGGCGGCGGTTACCGCCGCCTCGGCCGCCGCCGGTGTGGCAATGGTCCGCTCGGGGCTCGATGTGATCGGCGCGCAGGCGGACATGGCGGCATCGCTCCGGACAACTGTAGAAAGCCTGCAGGTGCTGACATGGGCTGGCGAGTTGGCCGGTGTATCGATGGGCGAGATCGAACAGGCCACCAAGAAACTGACCACGCGGCTGTCGGAAGCTGCGGCTGGGTCCGGATCGGCTGTTGGGGCCTTGCAACGGCTGAACCTGACGGCCGCCGAACTGCAAGCCCTACCGCTCGACCAGCGCATTGTCGCCATTCAGGAAGCGCTGAACCAGTTCGTGCCCGAGGCCGAACGCGCCGCCGTGGCATCTAATCTTTTCGGCGACCGGGCCGCACTGGCCTTTCTGCGCATCGACTCCGCTACGCTGCGCGAGGCGGCGCAGGACGTGCAGGATTTCGGGGTGGCGGTCAGCGCGGCAGATGCCGCGCAGATCGAACGCACCGGCGATGCCATCGCCACGCTGAGCCTGATCTGGCTCGGCCTGACCAACCGCCTAACCGCCGCTGTCGCCCCGGCACTGGAAACGGTTGCGAACGCACTGGCCGACATGGCGCGCGGCACCGGGCCCATCGGTGGCGCGATAACGGCGGTATTCGACAATCTCGCACGCCTCGCCACCTATGCCGCGACGTTTACCGCCTTCATGGCGGGTCGTTGGGTGGCGGGGTTGGCAGTGGCGGCCCTGTCCGTACGCGGCCTCGCCACGGCGCTGGTCTTTCTGCGCGGGGCGCTGATCCGCACGGGCATCGGCGCGTTGATCGTTGGCGCGGGGGAACTGGTCTATCAGTTCTCGCAGCTTGTGACCCGTGTCGGCGGTGTGGGCGAGGCCTTCCGCCTGCTCGGCGATCTGGCATCGGAGGTCTGGTCGCGCATCGGCCTCGCGCTCGACGCGGCCTTCGCCAACATAGCCGCAGGATGGGAGGGGCTGAAGGCGGCCGGGCTCTCGGCCCTCGAGGGCACCATCGCGGGCGTGGTCAGTTTCGGGGACCGGACGGCTGCGATCTTCCAGGGCGCTTATGATGCGGCGGTCGCAATCTGGGGCAGTCTGCCCGGCGCCATCGGCGATTTTGCCTTCCAGGCCGCGAACGGGCTGATTTCCGGGGTGGAGGCGATGCTGAACGGCGTCGTCACGCGCATCAACAATTTCATCAACGGGCTGAACGCGGCCTTGGACCTGCTGCCGGACTGGGCGGTCGGCGAAGGCGGAGTACGGATTGGCACGCTCGATCCGGTGGAACTGGCGCGGATCGGCAACCCGTTCGAGGGTGCCGCAACGGCTGCTGGCGCTGCGGCAGCGGATGCCTTCTCAGCCGCTTTGTCCCAGACGTATCTGGAACCGCCTAACCTCGGCCTTGGCGCAATGGCTGAAGATGCGCGTGGCCGGGCCGACGGCTATCGCGAGGCGGCAGGAATGCTGGCCGATGCTGCGGGTCGTCCGCTGGCCAGTTGGCAGGCGCTGCGCGACGCGGTGACAGGTACTGGATCGGATGCCGAAACGACGTTGGCAGATGCCGCCAGTTCGGCGGATGCCCTGAACACCGAACTGGACGACACCGCAGCCGCTGCCGGAAGTGCAGGTGCAGCCGCGCGCGACGCTGGGGCTGAAGCTGCCGCAGGGGCCGACCAGGCCGCGACCGGTTGGGGCGCTGTGACTGCGGCGCTGGCTGATTACGCATCCAAGGCGCGCAACATCGGCGGTGATATCGGGAGCGCACTGGTCGGGGCCTTCACCTCGGCTGAGAATGCAGTCGGCGAGTTCGTCAAGACCGGCAAGCTCGACTTCCGCGATCTGGTCACGTCGATGATCGCCGATCTGGCCAAGCTGGCGGCGCGGACTTTCATCCTCGGCCCCATCGCTAACGCCTTATCCGGAGCCCTCGGCGGCGCGGGCGGGATCTTCGCCAATATCCTGCACGCTGGTGGCATGGTCGGATCGCCGGGCCCGGGCCGCATGGTCCCGGCCATGACCTTCGCCAATGCCCCACGGATGCATTCGGGTGGCTGGGCCGGGCTCAAGCCCGACGAGGTTCCGGCGATCCTGCAACGCGGCGAGCGTGTCCTGTCGCGCCGCGAGGCCGCTGGATATGGCCAGGGACAGACCAGCGCACCCGCCGTCAACGTCACCATCATGGCCCGCGATGCCGAAAGCTTCCGGCAATCGCGCACGCAGGTCGCGAGCGACATCGCCCGCGCCGTGTCGCTGGGTCGGAGGGGCATGTGATGGCATTCCATGAAGTCAGGTTCCCCGACAACATCAGCCGCGGGGCGCGCGGGGGGCCGGAACGGCGCACGCAAGTGGTTGAACTGGCATCGGGCGACGAGGAGCGCAACGCCAGCTGGGCCAACTCGCGCCGCCGCTATGATGTTGCCTACGGCATCCGTCGCGCCGACGATCTGGCCGCCGTCGTCGCCTTCTTCGAGGCCCGCAACGGTCGTCTGCACGGCTTTCGCTACAAGGATTGGGCGGATTACAAATCCTGCCTGACGTCGCAGCTGGTCGCGCCGACCGACCAGCCCATTGGCACAGGCAATGGTGCTATCACCACCTTCGCTTTGCTGAAGCGCTACACGTCCGGCGCGCAAAGCTGGACCCGCGCCATCGCCAAGCCGGTGGCAGGGACCGTCCGCCTCGCCCTGAACGGCGTCGAACAGATGTCGGGTTGGAGCGTCGACACCGCTACCGGCAGCGTCACCTTCACCACCGCCCCGGGCGCGGGCGTCGCAATCACGGCAGGCTTCGAGTTCGACGTCCCTGTCCGCTTCGACACCGACATGCTCGACGTCACCCTCGACCTCGAGCGGCTGGGGTCGATCACATCCATCCCGCTCTTGGAGATCCGGCGATGAACGAAGAAACCGGCTTTGTCGCAGCCGTGCTGCGCGATCTGGCAACCTCCACCGCCGTTATCCTGGCGGCCTGGGGCGCGCTTGGCGGGGCGACCAACGCGCTGACCACCCGAATGCGGTTGCGCGATGCGCTGCGCCACATCCTGCTCGGCGGTCTGATCGCGGCCGGGATGGGCAGCCTGTCCATGGCGATCATCACCGCCTGGCTCGGCCTGCCGTCGCAAGCGATCCCCGCCGGGGTGCGGCGGGGTCGGCCGCCTATCTGGTCGGCGTTTTCGGCCCCGCTTTCATCGAGGTCGTCCTCGCCCGGCTGCGCAGCGGCAAAGGGGGCACCCCCGATGCATGAACTTCTGCGCCTTGCGCGCGCCATCCGCTGCGACGCCGCTGACCCGGCACAGACCTTCAGCCATCGCCTGCGCGTCGGCCTTCTGGTCGCCGCGCTGATCCTGATCCTGTCCTCCATCTTCGGGTAATCCCATGCACATGACTGATCGGGGGCTTCTGGCCCTCGTCCGGCACGAAGGACTCGTGCCCGGACCCTATCTCGATGTGAAGAACATCTGGACCTTCGGCATCGGCCACACCGCTGCCGCCGGTCCGCCCGATCCAGCACGGATGCCGCGCGGCATGCCGGCCGATCTCGATGTCGGGATCCGTGAGGCGTTCCATCTCTTCCGCGCCGACATCGTGGCCTACGAGGCAGAAGTGCTGCGGGCGGTAAAGATGCCACTGGAACCGCACGAGTTCGATGGGCTGGTCAGCTTCCACTACAACACCGGCGGCATCGCGAAAGCGTCGCTGACCCGCCACCTGAACGCGGGCAACCGCGCCGCCGCTGCACAGGCATTCATGGGCTGGCTCCGCCCCGCCGCGATCCGCACCCGGCGCGAGGCCGAACGCGATCTTTTCCGCGACGGCCGCTATCCGACCGGCTCCATCCCGGTCTGGGCGGTGGATCGCAGTGGACGGGTGGATTTCTCGCGGCCGGTCCGACGGCTGACCGAGGCAGAGGCGCTGGCATTTCTGCGCCCGACGAGCCAGCCGGTGCCGCCGCCCCCGCCACAACCGGTGCCAACCCAAACGCCTGGCACCCGGCCGTGGTGGCAGCAGCTGGTGGCATTTCTCAAAGGAAAGGCAACATCATGAACTGGAACCTCGCACGCGGGCTGATCTATCTGGCCTGTCTTGTCGCCTCTGGGTTGGCCATGGCCGGGCTGGCGGATTTCGATCTGGTGACCGGCAGCTTCGATCTGCGTCCCTTCAACCTCTACGCCCTGACCGGCACGGCCGGGGGCGTGGTTTCCTCGGCGCTGGCCTCGGTCGCCCTCTGGCGGGGCTGGGGGCGGAAGTGAAGGCGCTCCCGCCCGCGCTGCAGGTCCATCTCGAAGAGGGCACGACGACGCTGGCCTGGTGCTGGCGGATCGTGCGAGCAGATGGGGTGACGCTTGGCTTCACGGACCACGACCGCACCCTGATGTTCGATGGCACCGATTTCGAGCCTGAAAGTGGCTTTGCCGCCTCGGAAGTGCGGTCGGGATCTGACCTGTCTGTCGACGCGCAGGACGCCCAAGGCGTGCTGACCTCCGACCGGATTTCCGAAACTGATATCCTCGACGGCCGCTGGGACAATGCCGCCGTCGAGGTCTGGCGGGTAAACTGGGCCGCGACCTCACAGCGGCTGCTGATGCGACGCGGCGCCATTGGCCAGATCAGGCGGGGACGGCTGGCCTTCGTGGCCGAGGTGCGATCGCTGGCCCATGTTCTGGGCCAGACGGTCGGACGAACGTTTCAGGCGAGTTGCGATGCCGCCCTTGGCGATGCGCGCTGCGGGGTCAATCTCGAGGCACCGGCGTTCAAGGGCACTGGCGCAATCATTGACCTGCTGCGCGATCGCGCCTTTACCGCTTCCGGTCTTGGCAGCTTCACCTCCGGCTGGTTCACCTTCGGCACCCTCGACTGGACCAGCGGTGCGAATGCCGGGCGACGGGCGGAGGTGTTGTCGCACGACCTCGTCGATGGCGTCGCCATCCTGACCCTGTTGGAAGCCCCGGTGCGCGCCATCGCCGGGACGGACACGTTCATAATCCGCGTCGGATGCGACAAGCGCATTACGACCTGCGGCACGAAGTTCGCCAATGTCGCCAGTTTCCGGGGCTTTCCCAATGTCCCCGGCCAGGATGCTGTCCTGCGCTATGCCACCACCGATGGCGGCCACGAGGGGGCGGTGCTGTGACCGCTGCCGATCCCGACACCGTTATCGCCACCGCGCGGTCCTGGCTCGGCACGCCCTACCACGATCAGGCCAGCCTCAAGGGCGTCGGCTGCGACTGCCTTGGTCTGGCCCGTGGCGTCTGGCGCGAGGTTGTCGGGCTCGAACCTTTCCCGATCCCGCCCTACAGCCGGGACTGGGGCGAAAGTGGTCCGCGTGAGGTGCTGACCGAAGGCGCGCGCCGCATGATGCCGGAAATCGCACCCGCCGATGCCCCGCCCGGCGCGCTGATCCTGTTCCGCATGATGCCGCGCGCCATCGCCAAACATGTCGGCATTCTGACCGGTCCCGACACCTTCCTGCACGCCTACGAGCGGCTCGGCGTCATCGAGGAACCGCTGACCCCGACGTGGCGACGGCGCATCGCCTTCGCCTTCCTCTTTCCCCAACGCTGAGAGATCCCCATGGCCACGCTTGTCCTCGGCGCTGTCGGCACTGCCATCGGCGGGGCCTTTGGCGGCGCGATTCTCGGCTTTTCCAGCGCGGCTATCGGCGGCTTCATCGGCTCGACCGTGGGTTCCGTGGTCGACAGCTGGATCGTGTCGTCGCTGGCCCCGGCTCAGCGGATCGAGGGCGCGCGGCTCGATACGCTGCGCATCACATCGGCCACCGAAGGCGCGGTGATCCCGCGGCTTTACGGCCGGATGCGCATCGGCGGCAACATCATCTGGGCCACCGATTTCCGGGAGGAGACCAAGACCACCACCCAAGGCGGCGGCAAGGGAGGTGGCGGCGGCAAGGTCAAGACGACCGAATACCTCTACTATGCCAGCTTCGCCGTGGCGCTGTGCGAAGGGCCGATCACTGGCATCGGTCGCGTCTGGGCCGATGGCAAGGCGATGGACATGACCGGCGTGACCTGGCGCTGGTATCCCGGCAACGAGGCGCAGACCGCCGATCCGTTCATTGCGGCCAAGATGGGCGCAGCCAACACGCCCGCCTATCGCGGCACGGCCTACGTCGTGTTCGAGGATCTGGCGCTGGCAACCTTCGGCAACCGCCTGCCGCAGCTCAGCTTCGAAGTCTTCCGCCCGCTGGCCGATCCGGACACCGCCGAGGGTCTGACCCGCGCCGTCACCCTGATCCCGGCCTCGGGCGAGTTCACCTATGCCACCGACGCCATCCGCAAGGGCAGCGGCGGGGCGACGGTGGCCGAAAACCTCAACGCGCTGCCGGACCAGCCCGACATCGTGGTGGCGCTGGATCGCCTGCAGGCCATGGCACCGGCCGTCGAGAGCGTCAGCCTCGTCGTGGCCTGGTTCGGCAACGATCTGCGCGCGGGTTCCTGCAAAGTGAAGCCGGGTGTCGAGGTTGCCTCCAAGGCCACCACGCCCACCAACTGGTCGGTGAACGGGGTCAGCCGGGCCAGTGCGCATCTGGTAAGCCGTGATGCCGAAGATCGGCCAGTCTACGGCGGCACGCCTGCCGATTTTGCCGTGGTGCAGGCGATCCAGGAGATGAAGGCACGCGGGCTGCGCGTCACCTTCTATCCCTTCCTGCTGATGGATGTCCCACCCGGCAACACACTGCCGCACCCCTACAGCGCCAATGCCGCCACGCCGGGCCAGCCCGCGTTCCCGTGGCGGGGGCGGATCACCTGTTCTCCCGCAGCGGGTTTTGCCGGATCGGTCGACAAGACCGGCACGGCGGCAACGCAGGTTTCCGCGCTGTTCGGCGCGGCGACGCCGGGCAACTTCAGCGTCTCGGGCGAGAGCGTCAGCTTCACCGGCTCGCCTTCCGACTGGGGCCTGCGCCGCATGGTGCTGCACTATGCTCATCTCTGCGCGGGGGCGGGCGGGGTCGATGCCTTCCTGATCGGCACCGAGATGCCCGGCCTGACCACCATTCGCTCGGGGGCCAGCACCTATCCTGCCGTCACCGCCTTCAAGACCCTCGCGGCTGACGTGCGCAGCATCCTCGGGGCGGGCACCAAGATCGGCTATGCGGCCGACTGGTCGGAATACTTCGGCCATCTTCCGCAAGACGGCAGTGGCGACGTCTATTTCCACCTCGACCCGCTCTGGTCGGATGGCAACATCGACTTCGTCGGCATTGACAACTACCTGCCGCTGTCCGACTGGCGCGACGGTTTCGACCATGCCGATGCGCTCGAAGGCTGGCCTGCGATCTACGACCGGGCCTATCTGCAGGCGAACATCGCGGGCGGCGAAGGCTTCGACTGGTTCTATGCCAGCACCGCCGACCGCTCCGCGCAGATCCGCACGGCCATCACCGATGGGGCTGCGGCAAAGCCTTGGGTGTTCCGCCCCAAGGATATCCGCGCATGGTGGACGAACCCGCATTTCAACCGCCCGGGCGGGGTGGAGAGCGGCGTGGCCACCGCATGGGTGCCGCAATCGAAGCCGATCCGCTTCACCGAACTCGGCTGCCCGGCCATCGACCGGGGCACCAACCAGCCGAACGTCTTCTTCGACCCGAAGTCGTCCGAGAGCTTCACGCCGTATTTCTCGCGCGGCTGGCGGGATGACGCGATCCAGCGGGCCTATCTGGAAGCCAGCTACCTGCATTGGGGCGACCCGGCCAACAATCCGATCTCCAGCATCTACGGCGGTCGCATGGTGCATCTGCCGGAATGCGCCGCCTGGACCTGGGATGCGCGGCCCTATCCGTTCTTTCCCGAACTGACCGATGTCTGGACCGATGGACCAAACTGGCGGTTGGGCCACTGGCTGACCGGGCGGCTGGGCGCGGTAGCGTTGGCGGCCCTCGTGCGCCTCCTCTGCCTGCGCGCCGGGATGCCGGAAGACCTGATCGACGTCTCAGGCCTCTGGGGCGCGGTCGAAGGCTATGGCATCACGGCGCTCGAAGCCCCGCGGTCCTCGATCAGCACGCTGGCCCGACATTTCGGGTTCGATGCCATCGAGACCGAAGTCATGATCCGCTTCGTCATGCGCGGGCGGGCGTCTGTTTTGGCCTTGGCGCACGATGACCTTGTGGCGTCACGCGAGGGCGAGGCGCTGGAACTGGTCCGCGCGCAGGAAACCGAGCTGCCGCAGGCGCTGAAGTGGCAGGTCGCCCGCGCCGATGAGGACTATGATGCAGCCCTCGTCGAAGCCCGTCGCATCACGGTCGACACCACCCGCATCGCGTCCGAGTCCTTCCCGATGGCAATCCCGCCCGAGGAGGCCGAACGCCGCTGCCGCCGCGCGCTGATGGAAGCCTGGATCGGCCGCGAAAGCGCCACCTTCCGCCTGCCGCCGTCGCGGCTGGCTCTGGACCCGGCCGACGTGATCCGGCTGGTCCATGATAGCCGCGAGATCGAGTTGCGGCTGGTATCCATCGCCGATTCCGATGGCCGGGGCGTTGAGGCCGTCCGTCAGGATCGCGCCGCCTACGATTTGCCGCCCGGCGATCCGCGCACCGTGACGCTGACCCGGTCCGTTGTCTTCGGCGCCCCGGATGTCGTGCTGCTGGATCTGCCGCAACTGTCCGAAGACCAGCCCGCGCATCGGCCGATGGTCGCGGCCCATGCGGTTCCCTGGCCGGGCGAGATGGCGGTGTTCCGCAGCCCGGGGGCGGATGGGTTTGTCTTGCTGACCACCTTTGGCAGTCGCGCCCGGATCGGCACGCTGGTGTCAGACTTCTATCCTGGCCCGACCTCGCGCTTCGACCTTGGCAATGCGCTGGTCGTCGATCTTGCCTCCGGCACGCTGGAAAGCGTCACCGATCTGACCTTGTTCGGCGGCGCCAACGCGCTTGCAGTGGAAGCTGAACCGGGCAAATGGGAGATCGTGCAGGCGGGTGCGGCCGAACTGGTCGCGCCCGGCCGCTATCGCCTGACCCGGCTTTTGCGGGGCCAGCGCGGCACTGAAGCCGCGATGGGCAATCCCACCCCGACTGGAGCACGGGTGGTGGTACTGGACACAGCGCTGGCTCCGCTCCCGATCGCCGAGGCCGATCTCGGTCTGCCATGGGACTGGCGCATCGGCCCTGCGGCGCGATCCGTCAGCGACGCGAGCTACACCGCGCTGGCCTTCACGCCAGCCGGTCGCGGTCTCGTGCCTTTTGCCCCGGTCCATGTCGTGCAGCCGTGGCGCACGGCGCGCAGCCTTGGCGATCTTACCATCCGCTGGACAAGGCGATCCAACGCGCTGGTGGCGGATGCCTGGGAACAGGTCGAGGTGCCTTTGGCCGAGGACTTCGAGAGCTACGACGTCCAGATCCTCGACGGTGCTGTCGTCAAGCGGACGCTGACCAGCACCACGACCTCCGTCCTCTACACTACCGCCCAGCAGACCGCCGATTGGGGCGCACCGTTGCCCCCCGGTCATACACTGGCCATCCGCATTTACCAGCTCTCGAACCGCCTCGGTCGCGGCGATCCCGCCGCTGTCACCCTCCAGTTCTGAAGGCCCGCGCCCCATGTCCGATACCTCCACCCATCTTGGTCTGCCATACCTGCTGGCAGCTCAAGCCCAGAAGCATGTCACCCACAACGAGGCCCTGCGCCTCCTCGATGCCATGGTGCAACTGTCGGTCCTCGACCGCACGCGCACCACGCCGCCAGCCAGCCCCGCTGATGGCGACCGCCACCTCGTGGGATCGGGCGCGACGGGCCTCTGGGCGGGGTGGGATCTGAACGTGGCCTTCTGGGTCGATGGCGTCTGGATGCGCCTCGTGCCGCGCCAAGGCTGGCTGGTCTGGATCGCGGCCGAGCAGGTCTTTGTCGTCTGGAATGGAAGTGCCTGGGACCCAGTTGGCGTGCCGCAGGATGTGTCTGACGCGATCTTCAGCCTCGTGAACGACGCTGATCCGACGAAGAAGGGGCTGTTCTCGCTGTCGGGGATCACCACGGCCACGACCCGAACCTACAGCTTGCCGAACACCTCCAGCGAACTGGCAATACTCGCAGGCACACAGACCTTCACCGGCAACAAGACCTTCTCCGGCACGCTGACCGCCTCAGGCACGGTCACGGTATCGGCGGCCAGCGCATCGATCGGCACGGCGACGACAACTGCCACCTACGGCATGGGCACTGGTGCGACGACGACCGGCGTCACCAAGACGGTCAACCTCGGCACTGGTGGCGCATCCGGATCGACCACAGTCGTCAACATCGGCTCGGCCACGGCAGGGGCTGGGGGCACTACGGTGGTGAACACGCCCACGGTCACCTTCGCCAATGCGGTGACACAGGTCGGCATGCCCCAGGCCAACCTGACCGCCCAGCTTCTGGGCCTCGGCGGGGCGACGGCCGACAGCTACAATCGCGTGTCGGTCAATACCCCGGCGCTGCTGTTCAACAACGCCGGGGCCGGGATCGAGGCGACCGTCAACAAGGCGGCGGCCGGGAACGATGCAGCGTTTGCCTTCAAGACCGGGTTTTCGGCTCGGGCGCTGCTCGGCCTCTTGGGCAACGACGATTTCAGCTTCAAGGTCAGCCCGGATGGCGCGGCCTTCTTCGATGCCCTGAAGATCGACCGCACCAATGGCCAGGTTGAGCTGTCGCAGCCGACGATCCTGCCGGGACTCAGTGCCGCGCCAACCCCGCCGCCCACCGGCAAGGCGGCCGTCTACGCCCGTAACCGGGCGGGCGCGCCGTGGATCGACGTGATGCGTCCCTCCGGCCGGGATTTCCCGCTTCAGCCGCATTTCGGGGTCAACCGGATTGCCAACTGGTCGCCCTCGGTCACCACCACGATCACCAGCGAAGGCCTGCCGATCACCTCGGTCGGAACCGTCTCGCATCCCACGCTGGCCGCGACCAACCTGGCCGCCAGCATGCAGCGCTGGCGTCTAACCTCGGCGGCGGTCGTGGATTCGGCGGCCGAACAGCGTTCTGCAGGATGGGCCTGCTGGCGTGGCAACGCCGCAGGGCTGGGCGGCTGGACCTTCGTGACGCGGATTTCGCTGACGACGCTGCAGGCAACCGGCATGGGCTTCTTCGGGCTTTACGGATCGACCTCCGCGCTCGCCACCACGCTGACACTGGCCGCCGCCATCAACTGCATCGGCATCGGCTTCCAGCGCGGCACGCATACCCGCTGGCAACTGGTCGCGAATG